TCCTGCGCCAGCACGTTCATGGAAACCGTGCCGACCGGCAGAAGGCCCTGCTCTTCCTGCTTCGTGATGTCGAGCAGACGCGTGACGTCGAGTTTCTCGGCCGCGCCGCCGCCGATGTCATAGCTCGTCGCCTCGGAGAGCGTCGCCCACGTCGACACCGGCGTGAACGTGCCGGCGGTGAACGTCGCGTAGTTGGTGGTGTTCAACCCTTGCAGGTCGAAGGCGTTGGTCGACTGGTTCTTCACGCGCGTCGCCTGGCCGTCCAGTTGCGACATGCCGGTGACGCCGGACCAGTAGCCCACCGTGTCGTTCGCCAAGCCGTGCGACGTGCTCGTGGCGATGCCGGGGCTGGCCTTCGTGACGGCCGTGACCGTCTTTGCAGTGCCGTAGGTTGCAGCGATCTCGACGGTGACGCCGCGGCCCTTCACGTTAGCCATTGCTGGCTCCTTTCAACGAAAAAAGCCGCCCGCGGCGGCCAGAAAGAAGAAAGCCCGCACATGGCGGGCCTTCGGTGGATTCAGCGGCGGGCTATGCCCACCACTCAACGGTCAATGCGACACCATCAAGGCCGGTGTCAGGATCGAACGTAGAGGCCCGATCAAGCACGACGGCGCCAGCTGCAGCCGGCGCCGTGGCAACCGCTGCGATCACGGCGTCTGCGACGGAAGCCGCGATGACTCCGGTTTCGGCCCAGCACTGCACGGCGATTGCCGCTTGGTCTGCCAGCAGCGTGTTGTCAAGTCCTAGCGTGCGGTCGTGGCGCACGGCGAAGACGACAAGCGGATACGTCGAGCCTTCCGGCACGGCGTCTTGCGCGATGCGCGTGCTGACCAGCGCCGTGACGCCAGCGTTTCCAGCCAACAGCGCGCGGAAGTCGGATTCGATGCTCACGGCGGCGGCGCCTTCGGTCGGTTCAGTTTCTCGATCTGCGGTCCGATGGCCTTGATGAAGGCTTGCAGCGCGTCCGGCAGCTTCTTTGTGCCGGCTTGCAGGAAGCCCCAGGCGCGCGTGCCTGTCAGCGTGCCGAACTCGATGAATCGCCAATAGAACGGGTCAGCAGCGTTCTTCGCGCCGCGCTGCCCAGCCCTTGCCGGCCGCACGTTCACGAAGACGCCGACGTCACCCTTGCGTCGCGCCAGCTTTGACGTCCGCACGCTGATCGCCTTGCGGACAGTCCCGGGCTTGCGGTATCCCTTGCGCACCATGAGCGACGATGCGCTGATGACCGGCGCCTTGGCACGCGCTTCGCGCTGCACCAGCCTGGCGCCAGCGGCCAGCGCGTTGCGCAGCGCGCGGACGCGCAGCTTCGGAACGATGCCGGCCAGCGCCGCCTTCAGTTCCGGGATGCCGGTCACTTTGGCGCCGATCATCGCCCATCCCTGATGCCCGCCGCAACGACGATCTGCAACGTCTCGCGCTTGCCGTCGACGTCCTGCGGTTCCGCCACGATGGCGTACTTCACGCCACGCCACACGACACGCATGCGAGCCGTGATCGTGGTCCTGTAGCGCACCAGAAAGAAGCCTTCAGAAACCGACTGCTCGGAGCCAGCCGCAAAGAACTCCCGGCCACCCTTCGGCACCCACTTTGCCGCGATGCCGGTCAGCACGTCGGACCACGTTTCCACGCGCTGGCCGAGCACGTCGACACTCGTCGAAGGCTGCTGCACGGTGATGCGCTGATCAAAGTCGCCAGCGTTCAGGTACATCAGACGCCCCAGGCCCGGTAAGGGTCAAGGATGCGGTCAACGAAGCCGCTCGGCAGTTCGTTGACGCTCGCGCCGGCTGCGATGTGCTCCCGGAACTTGTAGAGCGTCGCCACGCGCAGCTTGATCCACGCCTTGATGCCTTCCGGCACGTCGCTTGCCGCGCCATAGCCGCAAGTGAACCGGACTCGCACGGCGTTCACCGTTTCATCGGTGTCCGGCCACTCGGTATCCGCGGCAGGAAGCACCCAGCCCGAAGTGCTGTCGGTGTCGACGTAGTACAGGCTCGGGTCCATCGTCTGCTCGACGCCGTTGACGTCGATGTACTTCAGCGACGTGATCGACAGCAGGTTCGGCTTCCCGATCTCGAGTTCGGCGGCCGGGAACTCGTCCAGCACCTTCTCCCAGGTCTGCGTGATGAGCGGACGCCCGATCTCGTGCTCGGCCTGCTCACGCACCGCAACGATGAGCGCCGTCAGCAGCGCGTCGTCGGTCGTGATGTCGGCGTCGACGCGGCACTGAAGCCGCGCCTCGGCCAGCGTCACGGGCTCGGTTGCCGGCCCGGTGATGAGCTTCAGCGTCATCGTGTCCTCGTGCTCGTGTTTGAAGGCCGGCGGCGGGTCGTCGTCACACGTCCAACGGACGCGGCAGAACGGGTTGCGGTTGGCGTACCGCCGCCAATCGTCCCGACGCCTCCGGTGGCCGCTACTCCGGTCAACGGAACACTGACAGCCGACACCAGCAGGCCGATTGCCGTCGTCGCCGAGACGCCTGTCAGTGCATGCGTCACGTCGTTGCCGCTCTGCGCACTTAGTGTGCCGACGCCTGACGTCGCGGACACGCCAGTCAGCGGCGCAGCGATCGATGTGCGGACGGTGCCGATCGCGCCCGTTGCCGCGGCGCCAGTGAGGCCGTAGGACGGCGAGGCCCTGACGCTGCCAACAGCCGACGTCGCAGCGTTGCCGGCGAGCGCGTAGGAGACAGACTGTGCAAACGATCCGGCGGACCCGGTTGCCGCGACCCCGGTCAGCGCGCGCATCACGTCGTTTCCGGTGCTGACGGTGCCGACAGCGCCGGTTGCAGAGACGCCAGTCAGTGCCCGCGAGACGCTGGGGATGACGGTGCCGACCTGGCCCGTGACACTGACGCCGCTCAGCGTGTACGAAACCGCGTCGGCAAGCGACCCCACGGCACCGGTGGCCGCGTTGCCAGTCAGCGCGTAGCTGACCGCATCTCCGAGGTTCCCGACAGCGCCCGTTGCCGAGACACCGGTCAGCGCAAGGGTGACGTCAGCGGAAGAGTCGGCCCATACCGTACCCTCCCAGGCGTTCGCCGCCCACGCCCCAGATGCCCATGCGCGCGCCACGCTCTACCCCTTACGGCGTGCCGCCCCAGTTCGTCGTCTTGGAACTGCTGGCGATGATCGGGTCGCCGATGACCTGCGTGACGTTGACGGCCGGCGGCGTCGTCGGAGCCGGCGGGCCGCCGAAGACCTTGTACGTGATCGTGCCGCTCGGCGTCACCGTCCAGGCATCAACGGTCGCCGTGTCGGTGCTGCCCACGTAATCCTTGATTTCGCGGAACTGCCAGTAGCCTTGCGTCGACCCGAGCACGCCCACAGTGCAGCCGATCACGGTGTCGTCGGCAAACGCCGCGGCGGCACGCAGCACAAGCGTCGTGCTCGTCGCGCTCTGTGCGGTGCCCTGATCGACGATGCCGAACCACGGCACCGGGCCGGCGGTGTCGTCAAAGGCGTTTTCGAGGTTGTCGGCCGCCACGCTGTCGCCGCTGATCTGCGTCGCGTTGACGGCAGGCACGCCGGCCGCGAACGTGCCGGCCGAGCCGCCGAAGTTCACGACGTTGACGCCCAGCTGCGCCGTGCTCGCGCTGACGGCTGCCGTTGCGATGTGCGTCAGGTCAGCGTTGACGCGGCCCGAGGTCAGCGTGACCTGGCCCGTGCCGGTGCCGCTGCTTAGTAGCACCGAGGCCCCGATGTCGCGCGCCGTCTGCGCGGTGCCGTTGACTTGGATGGTATCGACTTGCAGCGCATCGGTGCCGCCCACCAGCGAGTCATAGACGTTCGCCGGCAGCACCATGAAGTGCTCCCACACGGGCAGCGCGCCGGCCATGACGATCTGAACCGTTAGGCTGCCGCGCGTGCCGGTGTCCGTCGCCGTCAGCGGGCACTGATACCACCCGTCCGCGTCGTGCGTCGTAGTCGGCGTGGCCGAGGTCTGCGCAAAGGCGCCGCCGGCCTTGCTTATCTGAATGTCGGCCTGCGCGATGGAAAGCGCAGTCTCGGCGGTCACGCCATCCGTGGAGTCGACGAAGGGGCCGATGCGGAACGTGAAGGCCGTGGATTGTTTCAGGAATCGCGCCATCAGGCCCTCCGGTGTCGGTACTGGTTCATTGAGCGCGGGGGCTGCGTGCCGCCGCCACCACCGCCGCCGATGTTCTCGCCCTGCCAAGCTGCGATCTCGCCGTAGGCGGTGCCGCCGTAGGCGAAGATGCCGGCAGCGCCAGCGGTGGTGATGCGGTCGCCGGCCGTGTCGGTCTGGTCGGTGCCAAGCTGCGTGTAGGTGTCGGGGCTTCCGGCGCTCGATACCCACGCCTTGAGCGTGACCGTCGCGCCGACGCCGTCAACGCTCAGACTGAGCCAGTCGGTGACCGCCAGCGACACGCTGATCGGCCCGGCGAGCGTGGTCTGCGTGCCTGCAACGCACTTGCTGAAGTACAGGCTGGAGCCGTTGCTCTCGCAGTGATACGACGTGTTCGCGCCCGACTGGCAGCGCACCGCAGGACCAACGTACCAGCCGCCGGAAATGCCGGCCGCCGTCAACTGCACGCGGGATCGATGGTCGGCCGCGTATGTGTTCGAGTTGTCGCGCGCAGTGTTGTATGTGCTGCCCGTGGAGTAGACGACGCCCGTTCCGCTGGGCACATTGAATCCGCCTTCGAGGATCGACCACGCGGCGCTGTATGTCGTCAGCGCCTGCGTTGACCCGCTGGTCTGGAGGAATGTGTCGGTGAACGGCAGCGCCATGACTCAGACCGTGTAGGACGTAGGACGGTTCGCGTTCGCCCAAGTCGGGGAGTGCCCGGCGCCGCTCTTGTCGCTCACGTCGCTCGGCGTCGGGTTCATGTTCACGTACCACGGCGACAGGCCCTGCCCCGACAGGTAGGACACCACCGCCGAGTCGCTATTCAGTGCCGAGATCGCCGCGATCTGCGCGTTCGTGAGCGCCCCGCTGTCGACGATGCAGAACGCGCGGAGCTTGCCGTTCGGCGTCTCGTCGTTCGTGTTTGCGCCACCGCTGCCGCTGCGCCAGTCGCTGGTGCCCCAATAGAACGCAGGCGCTCCGGGCGTTGGGATGTCGCCGACGTTGACGATGCGCTCGAAGTAGTTCGCCGAGTCGCCCAGAACGTCGGGCCAGTAGCGGTGCCGAACCTGCGTGTCGCTGTTGATGAGCGTAGTCTGCATCGCGTGGCGCTTCCAGGTGACGCCATCTTTCGTCGCCAGCACGGCAGAGCCGGGCACCGCAATCTGATCCCGCGCGCCGAGGCCGGCCATCTCCATGTAGTGCGTGGTGCCGCTGCCGCCGCTCGGGTCTGTCGATTGACCGGTGCCGTCAACGCTTGCGCTGTTCGCTGGGTACGGATGCCCTCCTAGTTCGTAGTTGTCGGCTTGAAAAGCCCCGACGTTGTGAGAAAAAAAGCAATGCGTCACGTAGCCCGTGATAGAGCTATTCGAGCATGACGCCCATAGGATCGTCGAAGCCTTGCGCGCCGGCAGGTTGGCGCCGCTGAACAGAAAGCGGATATCGCTGCCGGCGGCGTTGTTAGCGGGAAAGTTCAGCGCGGTCAGCGCCACGCCCGAAGGCAGCGCCGGTCGCATCAGTCGTCTCCCGCGGCGGCCGACCATCACAGCGGCGTCAGGCGATGCGGATCAGGCCGGTCGTGGCGTCGTTCGTCGGCATGGCCAGCGTGAAGTTGCCGGCCGTCACCGTCGTTGCGCCGAACGTGTGCACGCTCACGGCCTTGTTGCTCTGCGTGCTGTTGTAGAGCAGGCCAGCGTCGAACGACGTGGAAAGCGTCACCGTGGTCCAGGCAAACGACGCGCTGGGCGTCCAGTACGCCGTGGTGCCGGACGTCGCGGGCGCGCTGGCATTGGTGACCGTGACGCCGCCGGCCGTGTAGTTCGTGCCGCTGACTTCTCCGGTCGCGCTGTAGGCGGTCGTTGTCGCGTTGTACGTCGCGGAGGCGAGATACAGGGCGAACTTGAACGTGTCGGCCGTCGTCGCGCCGCGCACGACACCCGTGCCGAAGTTGTGATGCCCGACCAGCAGTTCACCCTTGAAGCTGGTGCACATCGCCTGCGTGTTTGCCATCTCTGTTCCTCCTAGAAGCTCTGGGCTTCGCCGGTGGCAAGCACGCCCTTGCGGTCATAGACGTGCGCCGATTCCTTGACCACCTCGCCGTCCAACAGGTGGCGCTCGGTGAACTTGATGAAATCGTCGTTCACCATCCATTCG